TGCTCAGACACTGTTCCAGAATGGTGCTGACTTGGTGTCTCACCTGGTCTTGAACCCTCGACAGAACCGAGCTCTGTCTGATCAGCTCGAAGGAAGTGGAACTATCCAGCGTATTGTCATCGACAATCAGGGTGCTGCTACTGGTGGCCAACACCTAGCAAACATCGTGGATGGGAACACAGGAAACTTGATCAAGGTAGTGACCAGTCGCTATGCCTTGTCATGGGCCTTCTTGCTCAGTGTTCGCTCTGCTGCTGGTGAGAACTGGATCGAGATGGAAGATCTCGAATCGATGAGTATCTATGATGTGCCAACTGCTAACCACAGCATTCAGTCTCGTGTCTACGAGAGCACTGTGCTGAAGGTGATCGGTGAACCATATCAGTACAAAGTCGGTGGCCTAGCTACATCCTGATCTGTAGCCTAGAGCGACTCCCCTTCAATCTATGGAGGGGAGTACTCTGAGCTATAATAAAAACAGAGAGGGATATGATGGCAGAGAATCTAATCACACAAGCCGAACTCGAATCATTCGCTCCTGATCTCGACCTGTCATCATACAGCCAGGCAACTATATCAGGGATGATATCTCGAGCCTCGAAGATTGTCACTCAGTATTGTGATGTCGAGGGCTTCTTCAAAGTAGCTGTGACCAGTGAGCGAGATCGAGCACTCATATCTCCGAATGGTGACATGACCATCAGCTTCCGCAGAAGGCCAGTCCAGGATGGAGACATCGATGATATTCGGCTGGTCGGAGTCGGCATGAGCCAGAGCCTGACACTAGAGGATGGTGGCAATCGTGTCTACTTCATCCCGAATCCAAAGACATATGTGATCTACCCGAGCAATTATCTGATCAGCATGGGGCGTGGCCTGCTGCATCTTGATTCATCAGATCTATTCTATGAGATCGACTACACTGGGGGCTATGCTACAGACATCGCAGATCTGCCTGAAGATCTGAAGGAAGCCACTACTCTGTATGTCAGGGATATGATCGCTCGCAAATACAATCCTTCTGGAGCACAGAGCTTCACACAAGGTCGAGTCAGCATGAGCTTCGGCTATTCGAGCGGTCGCTCAAAGAGTGCTCTTGTCTCGGCTGCTGAAGATATCCTGGACTCTGGAGGCTATGCCAGGAAGGTCATCTGATGCCTCCTATACTCGACAAGATCGTATTCGTGTCCAGACTGGAGAAGACTCCGAATGACATCGACAAAGAGCGGTATGTGACTCACAGTGGATATCTTGGTCCTGGCCAGATACCTACTGCTGCGATCCGAGCCAACATCCAGCCATCATCGGCTGAGACAACTGTCCTGGTGGATGGTGTATTCGGCAAGACCTTCGACATGTTTACTACCGCATCTGGTGTGGTGGAAGGCATGAAGGTGACTGTCTCTGGCACTGGCGTGGAGTACTTTGTGAGAGGCCGACAGGTGCATGATAATGGAATACTGCCAGATCACTATGAGCTGGTGCTGACAAAGGATAAGCGATGAGTGGTGGACTAGCAGTCGATGTGAAGATCGAAGGGCTCGATGAGCTGATTCGAGACATCCGCAAGGCTGGCGGTGATGCCGAGCCTCTGGTGACTGCTGCCCTGACAAACTCATCCACACATGTCCAGCAAGAGGTCAGAGGCCGAGCTCCTCATGCATTCGGTACACTACAGCGATCTGTGCTGCCAGAGGTCCGCTATCCTGAAGCTGAAGTCTCGGTCCAGGAATCCTATGGCCGAGATGTCGAAGAAGGCACTGGACCACACAGGCCACCTGCTGATGCCATCGAGCGATGGATGAAGAAGCGTGGCATCCCGAGCAATGCACTGTGGCCGATCATCAAGACCATTGAGAAGCGTGGCACAAAGGCACAGCCATTCTTCGCTCCTGGATGGGAAGCCTCTCAAGGCTACATCGAGGATCAATTCCAGAAGGTCATGGACCGACTACTGAATGCACTCATGGGAAGGAGGGGAAGATAATGTGGAATGAATTATCAGCAGCCATTGTCGCTGTGATACAAACAAGCTCGGAGATCGATTCGACTCAGGTATTCGACTATGCAAAATCCAAGATGGAGCACTACCCTTGTGTGACTGTGACTCCACTGGAGAATGTCGAGACCGACTTCGCTGATACACAGCGAGATCGCAGATCATATAACTTTGCGATCCGAGTCTACCAGGAGCGGATGGAACAGGGTGAATCTGACTCTGAGAGAATCATGCGGACCATCGTGGATGATCTGATCAGCAAATTTGACAATGACATCTATCTCGGAGCAACACTGCAGGGGCGTGGCTTCTGTCGGCCGATTCCCTCGAGGTGGTCATTTGTGCAAGGGGAGCAGGTCAATACCAGGATGGCAGAGATTATCCTGAGCTGTGTAGTTATACAGTAGAGCAATATCACATATAATACGAATAGAGGAGAATGAATCATGTCACTAGATATCGGTAGGAAGGGATGGATCGGAGCAGGAGTGGAGAGCTCTCCAGGTGTACCTGTTGCGGTCACTGACTATATCCCATTCACAGAAAATAGCCTGATGGCCAAGCATGAGCCAATTCCAAATGAGGCAGCTTATGGAGTACGAGAGAAGACCTTCGATGCAGTGATCGGCAAGAAGTGGTCCGAAGGATCACTATCTATCAATGCTGATGCTGTCAATACAGGCTTCCTGCTCTATGGTGCTCTCGGTGACAACTCACCATCTAATGTCGCTGGATCTGTTTATGATCACACAATGACTCGAGACAACAGCAACACTCCACAGACCTTCACATTCGTGCAGACTCGTGGCAGCATTGACAAGCAGTACTACCGCAATGTCGCAGTCAAGACTCTTGAATTCTCAGTGAGCGATGCACTGGTCGAAGCAAAGGCCAACCTGATCGGCAAATTCCCGATCACTACTACATCAGGATCTCTGACAACCGCATCGGGCGGTGTCTATAGCTTCGCTGATTCTCGCTTCGCATTCGGTGCAAGCGTGGCTGCTGCAGGAGCTGCAGACAACCTGAAGCCTCATGACTTTAAGCTGACACTCGAGAACAACACCACTGCAGTATTCCGACATGGATCTGCAGAGCCAGACACTATCAATCATGGCGAATTTGAAGCAACTGTCGAAGCCTCACTATACTTTGAAGGCACTACGCAAAGAGACAACTTCTATGCACTGGATCGCAATGCTGCGAGCTGGAAGGTCAATGGTCCTGGAATCGGTGGCGGATATTCATCCAGCCTCGAGGTCCGCATGTATCGAACCTACTACGAAGACTTCCCTCTGGAGACTGGTCTATCAGACTTCTACGCTGTGAAGTTTAAGCTCCGCTGTGCATATGACAATGCCAACAGCAAGAGTGTCGATGCGGTGCTGAGGAATACGAGATCAAGCTACTAGTGCAAATTAAGGAGGTGCAACATGCCATATTTTAAGGAAGGCCGAACAAGCCGAAAAGTCAAACTACCAACCGCTCCCGAATACTGGGTGGAGATCTATGAGGGTATTCAGTGGGGGCAGACAAAGCACTCACTCACTCTCAATGAAGATGGTGATGTAGATATGGTCATGTCGGCCGACAAGATGCTGATGATGATCGTGAAGGACTGGAATCTCGACAAGCCAGATGGCTCAATCGCTGAGATCACTGAAGAGAACATGGATCTGCTTGAGCCTGCTGATGCATTATTCTTGATCAAAGAAGCTGGTGCTGACAAAGCTACTGCTGAAGAGTCAAAAAAAAACTCAGCCAAGAAGTAATATCATACCTGTCATCTGACGATCCGAAGCGTGGAGTGCCACGACAGTATCTTGATTATCTGTTATGCAAGCACTTCGGCTGGACTCCGAGCGAACTTGACAGCCAGCCATCAGATAGGATACTGGAGTTTTTGACTATAATAAGAATAGAAGGGAGCTTCCAAAGTATCGAGCAGCAGAAGGCGGAGGCAGAGATGAACAAGCATGGCTAATACAAGAGATCTGACAGTCCGAATCAATGGAGACACAAGTGGTCTGGAGAAGGCACTCGGCAAAGCTGACAAGTCTTCTGGTGGCCTAGCTGCTGCATTCCAGAAGGCTGAGGGCGGATCATTCGCTCTGCTCGGTGGCTTGACCGCTGCTGCAGCAGGAGCTGCTGTATTCGGCTTCAAATCGGTCGAGGCATACAATGCCAGTGTCGAAGCCTCCACGAAGCTCAGGACCAACCTGCTCAATGTCAAGGGTGCTACAGAAGAGCATGTCGCTGCACTAGAGAAGCAAGCATCGCAGCTTCAGGCTGTCGGTGTGATTGAAGACGATGTGATCAAGGCTGGTCAATCTCAGCTCGCTACATTCAACCTGCAGGGCTCTACAATCGAGAAGCTAACTCCAAAGATCACAGACATGGTGGCACAGCTCAAGGGCCACAATGCTACCGCTGAAGACATGGTGGCAATCAATAACCTAGTCGGTAAGGTGATGACTGGCAATGTCGGAGCACTCTCTCGCTATGGCGTGACTCTCTCTGAGACTCAGAAGGAGCTGCTCAAGAATGGCGATGAAACTCAGCGAGCCAATGTCTTGAATGAAGTCCTGGCTCAGAACTATGGCGAGGTGAACAAAGCTCTCCGCAACACTCCACAAGGTCAGCTCACAGCATTCAAGAATACCTTCGGTGACTTCATGGAGCTGGCTGGTGAATTCGTATCAAACCTGGTCGGTCCGCTGATCGAGGGATTCAATAACTGGATGGAATCAATGGGTGGTCCAGAGGGTATGATGCGAGCTCTGAAGGATGCCTTCGCAGCAGTCGAGCCATACCTGCCTATCATTGCTGGAGCAATTATCGGTGGCCTTGTGCCTGCATTCGTGGCAATGGGTGCTGCCATATGGGGAGCACTCGCTCCGCTACTACCATTCATTGCTGCAGGTGCTGCACTCGGACTCGGTGTCAAGCTGCTGATCGATCACTTCGGTGGACTGGATCAGATTATGAAGAAGCTGCAGCCAGTGCTGACTGTGCTGACTCAGCTCTGGAATGAGTATCTCAAGCCTGCTCTAATGGAAGTCTGGAAGGTATTCCAGGAGAGGCTCTTGCCTGCTCTGAAGAATCTATGGGAGCAGATCTCTCCGATCCTGATACCAGTGCTCAAGACTCTCGGCATCATTCTCGGTGCTGTCATCTTTGCTCAGATCATGATCTTCGTGAATGCATTGAGGCTGGCGATCGGCTGGATCAGCAACATTATCAACTGGATCAGCAATGCTATCCAATGGCTCAAGGACTTCATCGGTACTGTCGGCCGAATAGCTGGTCAGATCGGCTCTGCTCTGGCTGGTGTCTACAATGCGATTGTCACTCCATTCCAGAAGGCATTCGACTTCATCACAGGTATACCTGGCAAGATAGTCGGAGCGATCGGCAATGTCGGCCAGCTCCTTCGAGACAAGCTCGGAGACTGGGATATTCCAGGACCACTCGGCAAAGTACGAGATGTCATTCCTGGATTCGCTGAGGGTGTCCGCAACTTCGAGGGCGGATGGGCGATGGTCGGTGAGCAAGGTCCAGAGCTTGTCAATCTGCCAAAGGGATCTGATGTCTTCAGCAATAGCGACAGCATGGGAATGCTCCGCAACCGCAGCAGTGGTATCGGTCCAGTCGGCCAGAATGTCACCGAGCAAACTGTGATCAACTTCGAGCCACAGATTCAGATCGGCATGTATGCTGGTATGCCTACAGAATATCGAGAGATGGCTGAGAGGCTGTGGGTAGAATTCCAGCGGATCGCTCAGAGCAACGGAATCAAACTACAAACCATCGGAGCGAGGTCACAATAATGTCGATACAACCTATCACAGTCAATTCAGGCACACTGCCACTGCAGCCATCAAAGCTCAGAGAGTGGCGTGAGTATATTCAGACAGACAAGACAGCTATCGATGGAGCGGTCCAGCGGAATAGAATCAGGACTGCAGCCAATCCTCTCGGCTTCAAATACAATGTCGAGATGATCTTCGAGAATATAACTGTCAGCGACTTCCAGACTATCGATCACCTATTCACCTCTGGCTCTGGCGTGAATTATGCAAACCCTTCGAGCAAGTATGGCACTCTGGTATTCTCTGGCCTGCCATACCCTGATGAGACAGATGACTATTCTCCAGGTGATTCATTGCTCACTACATACAAAGTCAAGATAAGGCAATTCTAATGCAGACAGTATCGAGCGGATGGGGAGACAAGATATCCATCGGTGCTCGGCACATCGGGTATGGTGTGCTGGTGGCGTGGATGCGGACCACTGCGACAGGTGTCCGCTTCTTCACGATCAATCAATCTCGCATCGGTGGACCAGATATCATCAAGAGCTCTGGCAATTTTGTCTCATTCTTTGATCGCTACCGCTACGATGATGTGACTCCATTTGTGACAAGCATCTCTGTCCAGAAGAATATCGGGGTATATCCATATGGAATCATCATGGCTCAAGCGGATGTGGAGCTCGACAACACTACAAAGAAGTACCTGCCAAACTATGACACCACTATCGGCTCTGGTACTGGTCTTCCGAATCGGCCGATCAAGCTGAGTGTCGGAATTGAGGATGAGTACATGAAGCTCTTCACAGGCTTCACCTCTCAGCCAAAGGCCACGCTCAATAATCGAGTGGTCCAGATGCATGCCTTCGATGCATTCAATTTTATCAATGGTGCTCGAGCCACTACGAGCGGTGCATTTGTCAATGCTCCATTCCACAATGTAGTCGCATCGGGTATGGCCGAGATGGGCTTCAGCTCCAGCCAGTATGTCATCGACAAATCACTGCAGCAGAATATCGGCTACCTGGCCACATATGATCGCAAGTGGGGAGACATCTTCAAGGAGGGCTGTGAAGCAGAGCAAGCGATTATGTTCGTGGATGAGGCTGGTATCATTCGCTTCTGGAATCGACAGCACTTCCTGACTACATCTGGTGTGCCTCGCTTCCAGCTATCCTACAGCAAACTCCAGGATCTGCAGTGGCAGAATACTTCGATCATCAATGATGTAATAGTCAAAGCCAAGCCTCGAGCGGTCCAGGCTAGGCAGAAGATATGGGAAGCGACAAGCACAATCGAGCTCGCTCCTGCAGCCGACACTGAATACTTCGTGGACTTCTCTGATGAGAATGGTCCTCTGCCAGCCACCACTATCGACATACCGAAGTACATCACCACAGCCAGCGGATCTCAGAGCTTTTATGCCACCAATGAATTCGATGATGGCACAGGCCAGGCTCGCAATAATAATGTGACTCTACTCTCGGCCAACAATCTCGGAGGCACTACCTATAAGCTCACCTTCCGCAACAGCTTCACGAGCATCATATACCTGACTCAGCTTGTGATCTATGCCACACCTGCAAAGGTCACTCAGGTCATTGAGGAGCGTATCCAGGACACCACCTCTATTGAAGCCTTCGGCCGAAACCCTGCCAACAATGGCGAGCCGATCACGATTGAGAATAATCTGATCCAGGACAAGAGCACAGCGAGAACACTTGCATATACACTTGTCAAGGAATATAAGTCTCCAGGTAAGCGGTACATCTGCCCTGTGGCCATCCAGTCTGATCCTGCTCTGCAGATCGGAGACTTCGGACTGCTGAAGATTGAAGATACCAATGAGCTCAAGAGCGTGTACATCACTGGAATCACAAACAACATTCAGCGGAATGGTGACTACACACAGACTCTCGAAGTCGAGGAGCGGACAATCAAGAAGTACTTCACCATCAATGTGAGTCGCATCGGTGGCACTGACTCTATTGCTCCATAAGATTCAAGCTATAATAACAACAGAGGAGATGCGATGATTCTATCCAGTGAAACCACGACAAGCGATGCAGCACAGATGCTGAACTTCTACAAGCAGCACTTCGCTGTGGTGGAGATTGTGTCATGCTCAAAGTGTGGTGAGATGCTGGCATTTGAATGCACTGGTGGCGATGGCATGGGCCTTGCTCCGAATGAGCTCGGCAAGTACATCATCCCGATCGGTGACAATCTATTGTCGAGCCGAGTCCGACTCGATGAAGCTCCGACTGGCGAGCGGATGATGGGATACCAGTGTGGCAACATCGTGCCAAATCCTAATTATGAAAGTGACAAGGCTGCCTTCGAGCAAGAGCTGGCCAAGTATGAAGCACAATACAAGAAGGATGTGGCTGCTGCCAAAAAGAAGAAGCAGCCTGAGCCAGCCTATGCTCCACCTGTATTCAATACCCCTGAGCTTATTCCTTGTGGCAATGACACTCGCATCGCTGAGATCG